TTTGGTATGACAATACACAAAAGGCTTTAAGTTATTTTAATGATGTTAGCGGTAATGTAATAACAATTGGTCAAGAAACACAAGTTAAAGTTAAAAATAACACAGGATCATCCATAGCGGCAGGAATTGCTGTTTATGTAACGTCTACATCAAGCGGTGCTATTTACCCTCTTGTAGCTCCTGCCCAAGCAAATGCTTTATCAACATCTGCGGTTATAGGATTAACAACTCAAGCTATTGCATCAGGAGCAGTTGGTTATGTAACTACTGCGGGTTTACTTAGTCCAGTTAATACAGGCACATTTACTGTTGGAGATGTTTTATATCTTAGCCCATATTCTGCTGGACAAATACAAAATACTATCCCTCCAACTGGTTATCCTGTTCAAATTGGTGTGGTTGCTTACTCAAATACTCCAAATGGATCTATTTACGTCAAACAAACTACACCTTTAGCAGTTTCTGCTGCCACTTTAACAGGTCAAGTTGCATTAACTAATGGTGGTACTAATGCCAGTTTAACGGCTAGTGCGGGTGCGGTTACATATTCTGGAGCAAGTGCTTTAGCTTTGAATACACCTGGAACTAGCGGACAACCTTTAGTTTCTGGCGGTACAGGTTCACCTACATTTACATCTGCACTAACTGGTTTAACCATAGATAACACAACTATTGGAGCTACAACTGCTTCAACAGGAAAGTTTACAACCTTAGAAGTTACAGGAACATCAACCCTTGGCGATGCTTCTACAACTTATATTCAGGTTGTTGGGGATGCTTCTTACCCTGCAATTAAAGCGGCAGGGGGAACAAATACACCTCTTGTACTACAACCTTTAGGAACAGGAGCATTACAAGCACAACAGACTACATCTACTGCTACAGGTGGTAATGCTAGGGGTGCTAATGCGGTTGATTGGCAAATGGTTCGTTCATTGGCCTCGCAAGTTGCTCAACAAACTTATTCAGTTTTAAGTGGTGGTCAAAATAATAACGTAGCAGGACAAGCAGGCGTTGTAGGTGGGGGCGCTTCTAATAACAATAGTGCTTCTTACGCAACAATTCCAGGAGGATATGGAAATTCTTTATACGGTATAGCTTCAAGTATTTCAGGTGGGCATTTAAACGGAACATCTACACAAACAGGGTATTTAAATTTTATTGGTGGTGGAGAATTAAATACAGGCACTTTAGTTGGAACAGTCACAACGCAAGCCACATCAACAATTACATCTGGCTCTACTGCCGTAACATTAAGTGGTTCAAACGCATTAATTAAAGTTGGGCAATTAGTATTAGGAACTCCAATACAAGCGGGTTCGGGTTCTTTACCTTGGACTTATGTTGCAGCTATATCTGGCACTTCTTTAACTTTATCTCAAAACGCTACATCATCAACAAACGCAACCCTATCTTTCTACACACCTCATGGAGTAGTAGTAGGTGGTGGAAATAATCAGGCAACAGGAGCATATAGCTTTATTGGTGGTGGTGGTGATGCGGGTACTGCGGGTAATAGGAATACTGCGTCAGGCGATTGGTCTACTGTTGGGGGTGGAATAAGTAATGTTGCTGCAAGCCCATATAGTTTTATTGGCGGTGGACAAAGTAATAGTACAACATCTTCTGGTGGAAACTGGCAAACTATTTTAGGAGGATCTGGAAATTCAACATCTTTAACTGGAGCAACAGTTGTAGGAGGAAGAAACAATACTGCAAGTGGTCCTTATTCTGTTTCTATGGGATTTGCATCAACAACTAGAAGTATTTATGGTGCAATGAGTTTGGCAGTAGGTAATTTTTCTGTTGTTGGTGATACTCAAACAGAAACATTTGTTTTAAGCGCAACAACTACAAATGCAACAGTTACCGAACTTTATACTATTTATAATGGTTCAGCAAGCACTAATGCAATACCAGTTCTTCCTGCACCATCTGCATCAACTTCAAGTGTGTACACATTTAGGGGTTTAGTATCAGCCAAAGATACCGCATCAACCAATGCGGCAGGATGGGAAATAAAAGGTGTTATTCAGCGTACAGGCTCAGGAGTTGGTACTGTCGCATTAGTAGGAACTCCTACAATTACACTTCTTGGAGCAACGGCAGGTATAACATCCACATGGGGTCAAGTAGGAAACGTAACAGTTACCGCAGACACAACCAATGGCGGTATATCGGTAAACGTAACAGGTGCGGCATCAACCACTATTAGGTGGAATTGTCGCTTAGACACATCAGAACTGGGGTAAAAAATGGCACTTAAACTAAACTTAGGCACAACTCAATTTGGCGCACCCGCACCAGAGGCTTATGCCAGAATCACAAACTTCTTTGGTAACAAAGATAACATCCAAGTACAGGTAAGCGTTCATTTTAATGAAGAAGCTAGACATGGGAATATGTCTCCTGTCATGGAACACGCACACTATATTGCAATAGAAGATTTGGTTGGCAAGGGTGAGATCATCCCTGCAATCTACACAGTTCTTAAAACAATGGATCCATACGCAGGGGCAACGGACGTTTAATTATGGCTATTAACCAAGACAACGTAGCTGACAAACTTATCCCTACAACTGGGGCTTTAAGTGTGCAAGGGTTATTGCTCAACTCTTTGACATTAACTACGTCTGTTGTTATACCTACTGGTTATTCTGCTCATGCAGTTGGACCTATTACTATAAGTAATGGTGTAACGGTTACCGTTCCAAATGGATCTAGGTTTTTGGTTTTTTAGGATTAGATTATGAAAATAGCTGTTTATGCAATATCAAAGAATGAGGAGCAGTTTGTAGATCGGTTTTGCCAATCTGCAAAGGATGCTGACCTTATTTTGATAGCAGATACTGGCTCGACAGATAAAACTGTTGAACTGGCAAGGACTTACGACAATGTTGTGGTTAATCAAATATGTGTCAATCCTTGGAGATTTGATAAGGCAAGGGATTGTGCCCTTTTCTCTATTTCTGCTGATTTTGATATTTGTATTAGCCTGGATTTAGACGAAGAGCTACAACCAGGTTGGAGAGAAGAGATTGAAAAAGTTTGGGTAGAAGGTACTACCAGGCTAAGATATAAATTTGACTGGGGCGCAGGGATTGCATTCTTTTACGAAAAGATTCATGCTCGTAAAGGATATTTCTGGCATCACCCATGTCACGAATACCCAGTTCCAGATCCCAGGACTGTAGAACAATGGGCGCATACCGATATGCTTTTGGTTGTCCATAAGCCTGATCCTACAAAATCTAGAAGTCAATACATGGATCTTTTAGAGGTTGCGGTTAAAGAAGATCCAAAATGCCCTAGAAACGCTTTTTACTATGCAAGGGAACTTACCTTCAACTTGCGTTGGAATGATGCCATAGATGCCTTAAAACGCTATTTAGATATGCCTGAAGCAACATGGGCTAATGAACGGTGTTATGCAATGCGTTTATTAGGCAAATCTTATGAAGAATTGCAAAATCATTGGGAATGTTTAAAGTGGTATCGGTTAGCTTGCGCTGAAGCACCCAATACTAGAGAGCCTTGGATTGACTTGGCTATGTATGCTTATAGATGTGCAATGTGGGAAGAGTCTTACATGGCATCTATGAAAGCTCTTGAGATTAAAGATAAAGAAGCAGTTTACACAATGGACCCTAGTGCTTTGGGTGAAAAGCCTTGGGATTTGGCTAGTATCTCTGCTTGGCATTTAGGCATGAAAGACAAAGCCATTGAGTTTTGTAAGAAAGCAATAGAATTTAATCCTAGCGATGTAAGACTGGTTAACAATTTAACGCAAATGGAAGAAGCACTCCTATGATGAACAGTAATTTCTATACAGGAAACGGACGTAATGACGGTCTGTATGGAAATGGTTCGTCTACTGTAACTACTTATTTTGAGTGGTTTATCTTTCAAGCAAGCTCAACTGCTCCTGCAACACCGACAACTGGTTCTTGGGATTTCACAAATAACGTAGGAATTCCTCCTACAGGATGGTCAAATACACCTCCTGTTACATCTAGTTTACCTATTTATGTATCTATTACAGTAGTTAACTCTAGATTACCTTCAACAGTTAATTGGTCTGTTCCTGGGATATTTAATGGATTAATTGGACCTACTGGTCCTTTGGGTCCTACTGGTCCATCAGGAGGTCCTACAGGTCCAACAGGGCCTACTGGAACAATTGGGCCTACTGGTCCAGTTTCTACGGTTCAAGGTCCTACAGGGCCAACTGGATCGACAGGAGCAAGCATTACAGGACCAACAGGTCCAACAGGTCCTGCGGGATCGGGTGCATCAACCCCTATCGACATCAATACTACAACTGTAACTACAAACACTACAATTGCATCAGGTACAAATGGATTTTCTGTAGGACCAATGACTATTAGTCCTGGGGTAACGGTAACTGTTTCTACAGGCCAAAGATGGCTTGTAATGTAAAGGAAAAATAAATGTCAACAACTCTTTCAGCAGGAACAGCCACAAGTGGCGCAGCGTTATCTTCTGACACTTCTGGAATACTTCAGCTTCAGTCAGGTAGCACGCCTACTACTGGCATAACTTTAAGCACAGCACAATCCACAACATTAAATAGTGCTGCGTCAACTGCGCCTTTAATTACCCAAATAAACGGAACTGAAGTAGCAAGAATAGATTCTACTGGCAAACTTTTAGTTGGTATTACAAGTAATGTGCAAGGTGAAGCATTAAATGCAACCCTTAATGGAAGTGGTGTTTATAGTGCGTATGTCACTAATTCTGCTTCTAGCAATCCACAGGGTTTAATTATTAAATATAGTGGTTCAGCCCCTAATAGTAATGGTGCTTTATTTTTCCTATGCCAAGATAATGGCCCAACAAACAGAGCTGGTTTTTATTCAAATGGTGGTTTAGCTAATTATTCAGCAAATAATACTAACCTTTCAGACCAAAGATTAAAAAAGAATATTAGTTTAGCTGGAGATTATTTAAATAAATTAAATCAAATACCAGTAAAAACATTTTTATTTAATGACCAAACTGATACAGAGTTAAACCTTGGTGTTATAGCCCAAGATGTTCAAGCCGTAGCCCCTGAACTAATTAATACTGATGGCGCATTAGGAAAAGCAGAAGATGGAACACCGTATTTAAGTATTTATGAAGCTGACTTAAAGTACGCAATGCTTAAAGCAATCCAAGAATTATCAGCAAAAGTAACAGCTCTCGAAGCTAAAGTTG